AGAATTTAATAAAAAAGCAGATCATTTGGCAAATCAAGCATTTACACAGCAACACACAAGTATAATAGATTATCCCATTTATTAGTTTATTTTTGTAAATATTCAAATTATTAGTTTTGTAAATATAATTTATTTAAAATAGATTTTGCCTTAAATTTTAATATATCTAATTCTTTTTTTGTTGTAGGAAAATTTTCTTCACCATAAATATCTTGTAAACAAATCCATTCAAACATACCTCCTGGATATATAAATACATTTGTAAAACCTAATTTTACTAATTGTTCGTGCTTATTATAAACAGAAATATCATTTGCATTTTTCCCATAAATAATTATATTTATATCTCTATTTTCTCTCATTAACTCATTTATTAATTGTTCTTCCTTGTTTATATTTATTGTTCCAGGAATCAGACAATCTTGTAAATCAGAAGAAATTGTATTCATTAATAAATAATTATTTTTATTTTTTAAAATATTAATAATATCTTCATAATTAATTCTTGGAGTTGATTGTTGTAAACCCATCTTTATCACTAATAATCTTTAATAATAAATATTTAAATAATTAAATTGATTATTTGAATATTTTTATTTATGTAAAATTGATTATTTGAATATTCAAATTTCTTTAAAATTAATTGTAATTTCGACCTTTTCTTTCTTAATGCTTTTTGATGCTGATACAGATAATTCTTCTCTCTTTTTTCTAGTTTTATTTTTAGAATTATTATCATTTAAAACTGCTTTATTTTTTGTTGTACTATTGCGAGAATTCATATCTTTTTCAATAATAGCATAGTTTTTTTCAATATAATTAATAACTTCGTTTTCTAATGCCCATTTAAAAAAATTTAGTTGACCTATTGTTGTTTGAACCCCACCATTCTTGTATGGAATAGTTATTCTCTCCCATCTACAAAAAGGATCAAATCTGCGCTTAGAATATGCCTTTAACTTTAATTTATAATCATCATAAACCTTGAACCTTTTTTTATTTTCTAAGTCATAAACTGTATAATATTTCTTTGAAAAATTAGTTGCAAACCAATCAATTATTCTGAGAGAAATAGGCGAAACACCATTTATAATATTTAACATTTTCGTCATACTTTCATTTTCATTATAAAAAGCTAATAAATTATTTAATAATAATTGATTTTGAGTATCATAACTCTTAGTGGACATTATTTTATTTATATTTTTTTTTTTAAATACTTTTACATCATTTAATATTCCGTTGAATTGATTGGTTTTAAAAATTGTTCTTGCATTTGTAAATCTTCTATATAATTTCCATGATGAAATGGATTTAATCCACCTTGCTTAATTAATTCTCTATCACTTAATCGATCATTTGCAATATTAATATGTTCATTTCTTTTCTCAGTTATTGGTTTTACAAATTCATTTCCTTCTTGAAAAATAGTATCCAATACTTCATTTTTTATAAATAAATGTTTGTCTTTTAATGATGATTTTTCAATTACTTCATCTTCTTTTTTATTAGGTTGCCATTTATAATAAATAATTCTATTAGGATCAGTGTTGTTCATAAATATATATGTTGATATAATTTTTTTTTTATATTTGTACCTAAACTAAATTTTAAGAGAGATTGAGAGAAAATAAAAATAAAAATAAATCTAATTATATATTTTTCTTATTATTTTAATATCCTTACCTTTTTTAAATCTATCGAAATTCATTTCCCCTCTTTTTACATTACAATCTAAACATGAAATAACAATATTATCATAATTATGACCTTTTTCATTATCAATTCTATCTAATGTCCACTGTTTTTTATCAAGTTTATCTTTAAATATAAAAAAACATTTTTCTTTACAATAAAAACATTTTAATTTAGATTCTACTAATTTTTCAAATGTTTGATCGAGAGAAATTAATTTATTATTATTTAATATTTTTTTATCAATATCTTGATATTTATAACCGTTTATTTTTTTTTGAATTTCTCTCTTCATTTCATTCTTATAATTAATTTCTTGATCCAGATATAATTGATTTATAATAGAAACTTGTTTTGGATGAGTAAAATATTCATCTTCGTAATTCCATTTTAACGACTCTAATCTTTTGGGATTTTTTATTTTTTGTATACCATCTATATTTCGTTTACCTTTTATTTCAATAGACTTCATGAAATTAAAATATATAATATATTATTTATATTATTTTAAAATAATATAAACTATAATTGTTAATATAATATAAGTGAAATTAATGTCAGATGAATGTCTTGAATTAAAAAGTATAAAATATAAATCTATGTTATTAAATGGACATAGCGAGCAAAAAGAAGAAACAGTTGAAAATATGAAAAATATGGAAGGTTTTTTAGAAAATGAAAAACAATCAACATTATTTGAACCTTGGATCAAATTAAATAAGACAAAAAAATTAGTTAAATTTAAAGAATATGTAAATAATTATTCAAAAGAAAATGAGTTGAATGAAAATCAAAAAAATGAATTATATGAATTTTTAATAAGTAACTTAGAGAGAAAAAGACTTACAAAAGCAAAAGAAGTTGTGTATAGTAAAGAACAAGGTAAAATAATTAATATTCCTTCAATAATATTAAATCCTGCAACAAAAAAATTTACATTAAAAAGAAACGATAAAAGACCATCAACATTAAAGTCACTAGCACCAAAGAAAACTAAAAATAAAAAGAGTGAAAAGGATAAAACATAATATTATTATGACATGAAAACTATATTTAAGGTAAATAAAATTGAATAGTATTAATATTATAATAGTATTAATAATAGTATTAATTAAAATATAAAATTAATTTTATTTAAATAGGTTACTATATTTAATATAGTCTAAATATGAATAATATAGATGAATTAAAGAATATTATTGATGAATTTAATGGCGAATTATTTAATCAATATGAAATAGATGACATAATGCTTTCTATGTGTAGTATGATTGATAATTATTTAAATACAAATCCTCTGGATATTAGTAATTATAATTTCGATAATAATTTGGATCTTTATGTAATATATAATTTACTTCCATTTATAAAGAATGTTTGTAATACAAAATACACTACATTTGACGATGATGAAATACTATTTGAATTGGAAATAATATTAAGTAAAGTAAAAAAAATTTATTTTTCCAAATTCTATCCTATTAGATCATATGATAAATCATTTATTCGTAAAATACCAAATACTGAAAATATAAAAGAAAAAATAACTGCCATTAAAAATAAACCTCAACCTGAACAAAGAACAAATGAATGGTATATGTTTCGTCAAAAATTAATTACTGCTAGTTCTGCATGGAAAGCATTTAAATCACAATCAACAAAAAATCAATTAATTGTTGAAAAATGTCAACCATTAGAATTAGGAAAATTCGACACAGTTAATACAAATACGGCGATGCATCATGGTAATAAATATGAAGATATATCAATTATGTTTTATGAACATATGTATAATACTAAAATAGAAGAATTTGGTTGTTTAAAACATGATAAATATGAATTTTTGGGTGCATCACCAGATGGTATAAATGTTGATCCCGAATCTTTGAGATATGGAAGAATGTTAGAAATAAAGAATCCAACTTCAAGAGAATTAACAGGAATACCAAAAGAAGATTATTGGATTCAAATGCAATTACAAATGGAAACATGTAATCTAAATGAATGTGATTTTTTAGAAACTGTAATTAAAGAATATGAAGATGAAGAAGAATTTTTGGAAGATGGAACTTTTACACATACTAAAAAAGGAGGAATTAAAGGAATTATTATTTATTTTATGAAAAATGGAAAACCTTTTTATGAATATATGCCATTATATACAGAAAAAGAACAAGCCAATATTTGGATCGAAAATATAATAGATAAAAATAATGAATTAACATGGATTAAAAATATTTATTGGTACATGGAAGATTACAGTTGTATATTGGTTTTAAGAAATAAGTTGTGGTTTTCAAATGCAATAAAAGAAATTGAAAATATATGGAAAATTATAGAAGAAGAAAAAATATCAGGATTTCAACATAGACTTCCTAAACGAACAAAATCAAAATTAACAATCAAAAATAAAAATATTAAAGTTGAGGATAAAAATAATAATGTTGAAAATAAAATTATTAATGTTGAGGATAAAAATAATAATGTTGAGGATAAAAATAATAATGTTGAGGATAAAAATAATAATGTTGAGGATAAAAA